ATTTTGTGGTGGTACACCAGCTACATTAACAATGCTTCAATTTATAACAATGGCATCACAAGGTAATTCTATTGACTATGGAGACTTAACAGATGGTAGACAAAATGGTGGAGCAACTTCTAACTCTGTTAGAGGTTTATATTTATCAGGATATAAATCACCAGCACAACAAACTAATATAGATTTTTGGACAATAGCAAATGGTGGAAATGCACAAGATTTTGGAGATACATCTAGAGCATATTATTATGCAGCCGCAACTTCAAGCTCACACGGTGGACTAAACGACGGGTATCAAGGAACAAGACCTTTACCATTTAACGAAGCTGGTGGGGATTTAGGTTTATATTTTGGTGGTGAGCCAGCTACTTCTCTTCCAATTCAATCTATAAATATTTCAAGCACAGGTAATTCAAGTTCTTTTTCTAATGCTGCTGTATCTGCAATTGACACTAATGGTGGTGGTAATAAAACAAGAGGAATGGTTTATTCAGGTGCAATTCCTGGTTCTAATATTGATGACATAAGATATGTCGAATTTGCTACAAAAGGTAATGTTGCATTTTTTGGTGATGCAACTGCAGCAAGACAAATAATTGGTTGTGCAGCAAATAACACAAGATTATTAGGAGGGGGTGGGGCAACTCCATCAAATGTAAATACTATAGATTATATAACTATCGGAACTTTAGGTAATGCGGCAGATTTTGGAGATTTAACAGCTGCAAGAAAACCTCTCGCAGCATCATCATCTAACACTAGAGCGGTGTGGGCAGGTGGTAACAACCCTGATCCAACAAACGTAATGGACTATATAACAATATCAACGATAGGTAATGCTACTGATTTTGGAGATCTTTCAGTTGCAAGAAGAAATGGTGCTAGTGCTAATTCTTCAACAAGAATTTTATTTGCAGGAGGACGAAGCAATCCTTCTCCTGCCGTGGAATCAAACGTTATTGATTATATTACAACAGCAACTACAGGAAATGCAACAGACTTTGGTGATTTAACTTCATCAAGATTAGGTGTAAGAGGTGTATCTAATACAACAAGAGGATGTTTTATGGGTGGAACAGAAACACCAGGAGGAAATGTAAATATTATAGATTATGTTACAATAGCTTCTACTGGAAATGCACAAGACTTTGGAGACATTATGGCAGCAGGTCGAGGTGGTGCTTCAGCCTCAAATGGACATGGAGGGTTAGTAGGTGGCTAGGTCAACAACATTTAAATTAAATATAACTGTAGTTAATCCAGGTTCTGGAAATAAATACTACATAGATGGAATATTACAAACGTATATAACTTTGTTTCCTGGTTGCACATACGAGTGGAATCAAGATGATAGTACTAATGGTGGACACCCTTTAAGATTTTCTGAAACACCGGATGGCACACATAATTCAGGATCGGAGTATACTACTGGAGTGACTACATCAGGAACACCTGGTTCTGCAACTGCATTTACAAAAATAGAAGTTACAACTTCAACACCATATAGATTATATTATTACTGCACTCAACACTCTGGTATGGGTAATGAAGTTACTGCGCAACAAACAAGTGGAAATACAAGAGCTTATTACGCAGGTGCTTATCCATCTTATTCAAATCAAATAGGAATGACAGACATGGCGTCATCTGGAAATTTTTTTGATTTTGGAGATATAAGTGCAAGTAAATATGCTGTTGGTGGATTTGGAAATACTATTAAAGGTTGTTTATTTGGTGGCTCACCTGATGGAGGATCTACTCTTTCAAATGTTATAGATCAATTTTTTCCATTATCATCAGCACAAGTTAGTGACTTTGGAGATTTAACTCAAGGAGCTAATTATCCAGTTGGAATATCAAATGATACAAGAGGTGTAAGATGTGGAGGATATGTATCACCAGGAACATATACCAATGTTATGGATTATGTAACAATAGCTTCAAGTAGTAATGCAACAGATTTTGGTGATATGAGTGCTGGTAAAAATAATATTGCTTGTTATGGTTCTACTACTAGAGGAGTAATAAATGGTGGTTATGCAAGTCCAGCTGTTATAAACGTGATAGAATATATAACAATATTATCAACAGGTAACACAACAGATTTTGGAGATTTAAGTTCAGTTAGAAGTGGGTTTGCTGGTGCATCTTCTTCAACAAGAGGTGTAGTTGCAGGAGGAGCAAGTCCTAGTGTTGTAAATACTATGGAATATGTGACAATTGCCTCTACAGGTAATGCTACAGATTTTGGAGATTTAACATCAGCTAGAGGAAATATAAAATGTTCAGCTTCAAATAAAACACTAGCTATATTTGGTGGTGGTAGAACACCTAGTGATGTTTCAACTACCGATAGGATAAATATAGCTTCAACAGGAAATGGAACAACTTATGGTGATATTCTCACTGCTGGAGGATATAATCAAAGTTCTAGTTCTACAGGTCATGGAGGTTTAGCATAATGTCTAATTCAGGAAAAATTTGGGATACTAGAGAGGCTTATCAAAAACAAAGAGCTAATACTTGGGAAACTCCAGGTAATAGAGGTATGCGTTTAGGAGGTCAAACAACTCCTGCAGGTAGTGAATCTAATACTGTAGAATTTGTAGATATAATATCTACAGGTAATACAGCAGACTTTGGTGATCTTACACAAGCTAGAAAAAAAGGTGCAGGTGCTGGAGGATTTACTAGAATTTTATGTCTTGGTGGACAAACTCCAACTAACGTAAACACAATTGATTTTGTTAATCCAGTTGCAACAGGTAATTTTGCAGACTTTGGAGATCTTATAAATGCAGGACAAACTACAAACGTTTCACATTGTAATAATATAAAAACTATTTCTGCTGATGGAAGTGGAGATGCAGATGGTGTTGTTATTACACACATGGCATCACAAGGTAATTCTTCGTCATTTCAAAACAGAACAAACATTGATACTCAATGGGCTGTTGGTACAGGAAGCAATACAAGATTTTTAATGGCAGGTAATTATCCTGCTTCTAATCAAATTGATTCTATGGAGATAGCAACTACTGGTACAAAATTTGATTTTGGAAATCTAACTCGTTCAGGTTGGGGTATAGGTGCTGTATCTGATACAACAAGAAGTGTGTTTTTTGGAGGTTATAACCCAAGTGCAACTAACGTAATAGAATTTGTAACTACAGCATCTGCTGGTAATGCCACAGACTTTGGTGATTTAACTTCTACAGATTTTATAGATGCTGCAGGTTCTTCCAACTCTAAAAAAGGAATCACTTGGGGTTATCAAACAAATAAAATAGATATATTTAACATTGCTACAACAGGTAATGCTACAGATTTTGGTGACACACTTACATCTACTTTTTATCAAATTATGGGAGCTGACAATGGCGGTGGTGGATTACCACAAGAAGGAGCGTTTCCTCAACGTCCATCTGTAAACTATATGCCTGGATCAGGGAGAGTATTTTTTTCTGGAGGAAGTCCAACTATAAATACTATTGAATTAGTAAATGTAAACACTTTAGGTAATTCTTCTGACTTTGGAAATTTAACTGTAGGAAGAAGAGGTCAAGCTGGTTATAGTTCTTTAACAAGAGGGATGAATGCTGGAGGTCTTAATCCAAGTGCACAAAATGTAATTGATTCTTTTGAAATGGCTTCTCAAGGTAATGCAGCAGATTTTGGAGATTTAACTGTTGCTAGATTAAGTTCAGGTGCTTCCAACCAAACTAGAGGTTTACACATGGCAGGTGGAACGCCTACTAGAGGAAATGTAATAGATTATGTAACTATTGCTTCAGCTGGTAATGCTACAGATTTTGGAGATACAACTATTGATGTTTCTCAAGGAGGTGCTACAGCTAGTCCAACAAGAGCAGTAAGAGGTGGTGGTTCTCAACCGAGTCCTTACACTAACGTTATGGATTATGTAGAAATAGCTTCAACAGGAAACGCTACAGATTTTGGTGATCTTACAAATTCAGTTAATGAAATTGCAGCTATATCTTCTAGTGTTAGAGGTTGTTGGGCAGGTGGTCAAATAGCACCATCTGATGCAAACAGTAATGTTATAGAGTATATAACAATCGCATCTACTGGTAATGCCACTGATTTTGGAGATTTGACTGTTGCTAGAGGAGGTATTGCAAGAGGTTCTTCTTCTAGTAATATTAGAGGTTTATATGGAGAAGGTGCTAGTAGTAATGTAATTGAATTTATAACAATTGCTTCTGCAGGTAATGCCACAGATTTTGGAGATACTCTTGCTTCTCTTTCAGCCGCTGCAGCACAAGGTGATTCACATGGTGGTTTACAAAGCTCATAAAATAATGTAGTATCCTACAAAATGAAAGAAGAATTACTACAGTTATTTCCAACACCTTTGTTGATCATACCATACGAACAACCTATTGATAAAGAATTAGAGTATTTAAAAACTATTAGTTATCGTGAACAGCAACAAAACGGTAATTATAGATCTGATGATTCGTATTTGTTACGTAATGAAGAGTTTAAAAATATAAAAAATTTTTTATCAGAGTCTGTTGATAAGTTTACCAAAAATGTTTTAAATTCAAAACAAAGATTAGTGATTACTCAATGTTGGGCAAATAGAAATCCAAAAGGATCCAAGCATCATGAACATGTACATCCAAACAGTATTGTATCGGGTGTAATGTATTTTCAAATAAATGAAAAATTACCACCTATAACTTTTTCTAAAGAAAGACAAGATGGTATAAAATTAGATCCCATAAAATATAATCACATGAATTCAGAATCTTTTATGCTGCCTTGCAAAATAGGTGAATTAATATTATTTCCATCTTCACTGAAACATAGCGTACCAATTAACCAAGGTGATGAAGATAGAATAAGTGTATCATTTAATACATTTTGTATTGACGCTATTGGATCAGAACAGTCACTAACTCATTTAGATATAAGGAGGTTAATGAATGAGCACAATTAAAAGTTATATATACGTAAAGAATCACATACCAAAAAAACTTTGTGAAGAGTTAATAGATGAATGTAACAAAGGTATTTGGAAAAAACATACTTGGAATAATTACGCATCTGGCGAAACATCATCTGAACCAACGAAAGAATTAGACGTAATGAACTGTACTAAAGAACAACAGGCAAAGATCACACCATACTTAATTAAAGCATTAGGTGAATATCAAGAAAAGCATAGTACACCAGGGGAAAAGACTCAAGGACCATGGCTCAGTAAGTTTAGTCCAATAAGATTTAATAGATATCAAGTTGGCACTATGATGAGAGAACACTACGATCATATACACAGTATATTTGATGGTCAAATGAAAGGGGTGCCTATAATATCTATTGTAGCAAACTTAAATGAAGACTATGAGGGCTCTGAATTTTATTGCAGAGGAGAGAAAATTGAGTTAAAAACAGGTGATATACTATTGTTTCCATCTAATTTCATGTATCCTCATGAGGTAAGAGAGACAACAAAAGGCACCCGATACTCGTTTGTAAGTTGGGCCTTTTAATATATAATGAGGTTATATGTTACAAAAGATAGGTTTTCAGCCAGGAATAAACAAACAAATTACTCCTACAGGAGCAGAAGGTCAATGGACTGACTGTGATAATGTACGATT